AGTAAAGTCGTTAGATGAATTACGCTGCGTACTTGATCTTGTAAGCCGGTGTGGCGGCTTTGGTCGGTGTCAGGATGGTGGCCGTCAGCGTCACCTTGGCGATCTGGTTCTTGGAAAAAGACGCATTGAACGTAGGAAGCACTGAAGCCCGCACGATCAAAAACTCATCTCCTTCACCGTTTACGATCTTGATGGAACGCTCAATAGAGGTCACCCCACCCACCGGGGCGGCATAAATAAAGGGGTCGCCAGAGGTACCGGCACCCGTTACCGTACCGCCAAACATTTCTTCCATTTTAGTGGGTGAAAAGTCCAGGCAGTTCCAGGTGATCGTGTTGGAACCGGATTGTGTTTTTACCAAGACCGGGTCGGTCTGTTCTTCGATGAAGAATTCCGTATTTTGCCCGGCGGCGCTCTGCCAGTTCATAGAGTCCTGCTCGGTAGAACCCAGCTCCGTCCAGGAAGTACCGATGTCGCCATCACCTGCGATGGGCGCAAAATAAACCGCTGTTAAACCATTGCCGTATGTTGCCATTTTTACTTGATTTTAGTTTGTTTAAAAATTTTAATTCACGTTGAACGCATAGAAATCGATGCGTATGTTGATAAAATAACTATTGGAATGTTCGTCTTTGATGGGCTGAGAGACCTGCTGCCAGTCCAGGTAGTAATCCCGCTTCTCTCTGACATCCTTTAGAATGGGAAGGAGCATATCCACCAGTTCGTCCAACCTTTCGTAGTCGGGCTTTTGGGTCTGGAAGGTATTTTCCTCCATTTGCAGGGAAGGCACATAGACATTTACGTTTGCCACGGTGCGCTGCAGGTTGTCGTTTACAATGGGCAGCGTGTTGACTACGATGTCTTCCTTAGTGCTACCTGCCGGGCGTTCTCCTTTGCGAACCTTGCCGGTGATCTCTGAAGGCATAGAACTACTCAAAAGCAACTGGTAAAGGATCGTCAGTACATCTAGTGTCGTTTTCATACCTTTAGTTTTTCCAGTGCTTTTTTTAGATCACTTGCGGCCTGTAGCCCCGAAACGGTCAATACATCAAACCCCTTTGCTTCCACGGCAGCGGCATAGTCCATACCCGCCACTACCAAGAGGATAAAGCCTTTTATCTGATCGGTTTGAGTGAGCCTGCGGATCATCGCCTCTGCCTTTTCAACCCCTTCTGCTTTACTACCAGGTAAAGCCCCACCTATTTGCACCCCGTCCTTTAAAATCACATAACCAATCGAGCTACGAAGGTTGCCTGTCCGGTCTTTGTAGGTGTCGTTACTGCGGGCGTTGGTGATAAAGGTTTCGCCTACTCTTTGGAGCCTAAAAAGAGTGGCCTGTTCCAGCCGTTGCTTTCTCTCTAAAAGCTGCTTTCGCACGTCTGCCGCATTGAACTTGGGAGTTACAGCCATACCTTTTGGTTTAACTGTCCCCGGTCAAAGCGTTTCACCGTCCCTTTGGCTTTTAAGACCTCTAAGCCTGCGCTGTCCGCTTCCCATACTTCCACTGTAGCGCCAAACGCGATGGAACTACTAAGCGGCATATACACCACGCCGTTATACGAAACCTGCTCACCGTCTGCGGCCTGGATCACACCGCCGTTTCTGCCGTCCGATGGTTCATACCTACACACCCTTTCAGTAAGAGCTGGTGCAGGGGTACTCCAGTTACCTTCTGCATCCTCCGTGGCCGAGCCAGCGGCGGATAGTTTTAAGGTATGGGGGTACTGTTTTACCATCTGTTGGAAGCGTCTTTAACCTTTGGCGTGAGCGAATTGGATAAGCCGTTTTTGTCCAACAAATAAGAAAGCCTTGCCTTTACAGCATCCCTGTCGTATTTAACAGAATAGCCGCCTTCGGAAACGTCTGGTGTGGAAAGTATTCCCTGTAACACCTCTATCGCACATTGGTCGATAGCTGTTGCGTTATCCTTTACATAAGTGTCGCTTCCCGTCACCTCCTGGTCGATCAAGGCTTTTTCAAGCGTAGAGTCGTCTGCGGTGAGCTGTAAGGCGGCTATTAAGGCTTCTTTGTTGGTCATCAAAGAACTAATTAGATCGTCAAAAGATGAATGCTGTCGATCTGATCCAAACCAGGGAAAGCGTTCAATTCAACTTTGGTATATTCCCGGTAAGGCTCGTTATCTCTCCACTTGGAAATAAGAGCGTTATTGAAGGTGGCGTAGTTAACACCATCTACCGGCTCCATTTCTTCCAAAGCGTAAGCGTTATGAATCATACCCAACTTACCGGCAGGAATAAAGGCTACATTCAAATCGCTGAACGGCTGGTAATTCACGTAAGCGCCGTCCTTTTCAATGTTGTAGGATTTATCCACGATCTCCACGATCGGCAGGCGGTTGGCATTCAAAAACTCGTTCACAGCGTCCAAAGTGGCCAGTACTTTGTTGTTGGTCTTTCCGTAGAAAGAACCTAAGTAGTCCTTTACTTCAGTACACTTTCTAAACTCTGCCCATGCCGTTGGAGTCATCAAGACTTTCGCCAGTGCCACACCCCGGTTTCTTTGGTAGTTCACCACCGTTTCAAAGTCAGTGATGGGAGTGGCGGTGTTGGAAGTAGACCACACGGTGGCGGCATTGGTCTTGTTGCCGTCAGGCATTAAAAGATCAATGTCAGCCGTGGTGATACCATCCGGGTTATTGGTTGAATTGATAGTGATTTTGCCGGTTGATACGGCTTCCTGGCACATAATATCCAGACGTCTACCGGGGGCTTCACCTGCCTTCTTTACATCATTGAATAATAGTTTCACCAGCGCATCCCTTCGGCTTTCATCGGAAAGCCTCATATCCTCAATGATTGCCATTACAGCACGATAATCGTTTTCGTCCATTGAGAACTTTTCAGCGATCGTAGGGATTTCACCACTTAGTTTTTCCAACCCCTGACGGCCACGCAAAGGAGCGGCGGCACCACGGGCAATAACAGAAGCGGCGGCTTCAATCCGGCTGCGGCCAATGACCGAAGCGTAGGTGATAGATTTTTGTTTAGGGCCGAAATCGAAATAGTTCGTAAACCACGGAGTGGCGAACTGTCCGGCTGTTGCAGCTTCGTTGATAACCGTCTGCAAACGTTCGGCATATTTTCCAAATACTGATTTAACTGTTGCCATTTATCGGTGGTTTAATAAGATTGTGAGAAAATAATGTTTGACAATGCCGATTTTACTGCATCGGGATAGCCATTGGCGAACCGCCTTGCATACACAACACCGTCTAAAACAGATACTACGGGTGCATCAGTGGCTACGTCCACAGGAAACCGGATAAGGCCCGTTGGAGTAACAAATAAAGCGGCGGCGCTGGCACCGGTGGCAGAAGATTGAAAGAATACCTGACCGGCTGTTAAAGCGGCGCCAAGCGTAGTCCCTACAGTGATTACATCGTAATCATCATTGGAAGTATCAATAGCGGTGATTGCGTAAGCCTTAGAGCCTACGGTGGCGGCGAAGTAGTTTCCTACAACAAATTGATGGCCTTTTTTTACCTGATAATCCGTAGCGGTGTTAGTGGCATCTGCATATAAAACAGCCGTTTTAATAACGGTAGCTTTACGGGTAGCCTCATTGACACCTACAGGAGTTCCGGCTTCCAATGTTCCTGACAGTCCTGTAGAAACCAGAGCGGAGCCGCCCTGATCTACTTTAGACACATTCTGAAACACAGGGGCATAACCGGCGGCTGAAGTGCTTTCTGGTTGTAAATAACCCATTGTTAATTATTTTTTTGTTTGAGTGTTACTTGCTCTTTTCAAACACGGCTTTAATGTCAGCATCTATCTTATCATTAGACTTAATGACTGATGAACCGGTAGGGGCTGAGGTTTGTGAAAATCCCTGGTTGACGAGTTCCTGTTTGTAGGCGGTGTGGTCGGCTTCGATCTCCGATAAGACCTGGTCTAACTGGTCTTCCGATTCCACCGATCGACCTTTTAAGAGGATGGACGGAATTTTCTTTTCGGCCATCTTTTCCTGAAGTCTCTTTTGCAGGGCAGTCTGGGTTTTCTCTTTTTCAAAGGAGGAAACTTTTTCTGTTAGCTGCTGCATCTGCTGTAGGAGTACCTTCATGGGGTCGTCGTCGTTGGAGGAATGCTGCTGCCCGCCGTTTGGCTGCTGTCCGCCTTGTTGCTGCTGTTGGCGTTGTTTAGACGCTTGTGTTCTTTGCCAGTCATCGTATTTGGCGATGTCCGCGAAGGGGTGCAACTCGTTTAATTCGTCCAGCTTTTCGTCGATTTGGGATTCCTCTGTGATCTTTGAGCTAAGTTTATCCGCTATAGCGTCTATCCTTGCCTGGGAGAGGTTCTTCACACCTAAAGTCTGTAGCTTCGCCTTTAGTTGTGCTTTGATTTTGTCTACCATAGAATTGAAAAGAACTTTTTGATTTAGAAGTGTAAATTAGAAGGGAGTTCATGGAGGATAAAATCAGTAATTGCAACTTAGAGGGAAGTTGAATAGAAAGTAATATTTTACTACATTAGAGGTATGATAAAACAACTTAAATACGCACTACCGGAAATCGAAGTAAAGACACTAAATGGTGATGCAGAAAGAATTGTAAGAGATAAAATGTCTCGAACTTTATCTGAAGATTTAAGCCAAATGCTTACGATTGACAAAAGAGAAGTAGAAGGATATATGGGCAATAAGGACTGTATTTTTTCTTCTGAATTAGTGGTTCTAACCTTGGATCATTGGCGGCACATAGAAGGGCTGCTAAAAATCGTAAAAATGAATTCCACAAGAGAAATGCAAGTTCTGATTGATGAAATCAGAAATGAGGTGTTAAATAAGTAGTTTAGAGTTATGAAAGTTCTTCGCTACGATTGGATCGGAGCCCACAGGGATGGCTATACGGGTCATCCTCAAAACGTCATGCAGTCGTTAGGTTATAAGGTTTTAGAGTATGAAGCCGTAGGCCTTGCGGATTGCTCTATGATTGGCGTGGAAGACATCATTTATCCGCTACCCCACTTCCTTCAGGTAGTGGACTATCCATTCTCTAAAAAATTGGACGTATGCCCCGGAACCAGAGTGAATGCACAGGTTTATACCTGGCCGAGTTCATTAGCTTATACCCCTAAGCCATCGGATATTCCCACTTTGTTGCTGAAACATCTTTTACAGGAAGCTATTGAAAACGAATACTACGAAGAGGCGGCCAAGATTCGGGATGAAATCTTACAACGGAATCTTAACACAACTTCTACACAGGTGTAACAACTCTGAATACTATCTTTAGGGTATGCTTCATTATTACGGTGATATAACCGCAATGGAACTTTCAGAACGGGCCCGTTTTTACATACCCATCTACGAAAAAGCCGGTGAAAGTGTCTGCTTGGTGGCCTATAGGGACTTACAGACGAACCGCAAACGCTTTGTAAAGTTTGAAAAATTAGCAGGGGTATCCGAATGGGTATTCGTAGACCTGATTGATTAAAGGGAAGGTGTATTTAGTTGCTAAATGGATAGTGTAGGAGCTATAAGGCTACCTGTTTAATGGATTTGAAATAACTCCTCATTAAATCTATCACCTCGTTTACACAATCACTAAATAACTCCCATTTCCCATTATACACATAATATAGCCTTGCTAAAGTCGCATAGTTACTAATAACTATCATTGCAAATCCATCTTCTAATTCGTTTATAGAATCCTTGTAATTTAAAAAATACATCTTTGAATCAACGAAAACAACCGGCAATGAGGTTAAATTAATTTCAGAATCTTTAATATTTATATCTGCCATAATATCATTTATAATTAGGTCTTTTGTAGTTATATTACCTTGATTAACTTCTACTGTATTTTTTTATTTTCTTAGTAGATTCAAATATTTCAGACTTCTTATAGTACTTTTTATTGCCTATGTAATGAGGTTGTATTAAACCTTGTTTTTCATAGTTGTAAAATGTAACTCTACTAATTTCCGGATCGAATAAACCAATAGCTGCTTGTTGTGAAATTAATTTATCTTCAAAATCTTCTTCTTTAATTGCCTTCAATTCATCCCTAACTATTTGGCTTAACAACTCCTTTAATTCTTCAATTGATAATGTTGTTATTACTTGCTGATTCATTTATATATTTTTTTAATTCGTTGATATTACCGTTAGCAATTGCCTTTATTAGTCTTTTTTGCCTCCCGTAACGCTGCGTAGTTTGTAATGTTTCTAAGATTTCACTGTACTTGTACCACGTACGCCCTTGCAGATAATATTTTTTAATCAACCCTTTTTTACAGTAAGAGTTCAGTGTAGGTATGCTAATAGCAGGTGTAAAAAGTTTACAGGTTTCTTCGGGGCTTAATAATTTATCCTTTACATCTTCCTCTTTAAACTTTTTCAATGCCTGATATACGGCATCTTGTATTTGTGTATCAATAATTAGCTTAAAATCATTTAACGTAAGTCCTGCAATAATTACTTGTTCCATATTTTTTAATTTATAATAGACTTAAAACAAAAAGTGCTACAACATGATACGATTTCGTCCATGTGTAGCATAAATTATAAAGGTTATCAAACTTACAAATAAGCCTGCATCTGTCAAAGGATTGCGGGTTCTTTATTTTAATAATTTACCAACATATTCCGGATTCAGTTTCAAGAAGTACGGGGTCGATTTCCAGCCGTTGATTCTTTCAGCGTTTTCTTTAAACCACTGCTTTGCCCGATCGGGTATGTCCGCTATTTTCTTTGTTTCCGGCAAAGGCTCCCCGTTTAGAATTGCCTCTTGGTGGCGATCGAATTCCTCGTCACTGATTTGCACGGCACTGGCGCTGCAAAGGCACGATACATGCCAACCGACAAAAACGAAGTCAGGGGGATAAATCCCTTTAAGCTGGTTGCATTCATCTTGGAAGGGATGGCGGTTGGATAGCTTTACTTCCACGCCTTTTACGAAGGGTAAATTAGCCCACCGGTTCGCATCGGAAAGCCTATAGGAAAGATTTGTTTCGCTGGCCGTGAGGCGCAATGCGTTTTTATAGGAACTTCTATACACTCCCTGTCCGGGTTTATACTGTTTGGCCGCTTTACTTAGTTTGAGCTCCCCCTTCGCGTCCCGTACCCTGCGAAATAAGCGGTCAGGTTCGTTTAAATATTGCTTTAAATCCTTAGCCATTTCTGAGGCGCTCTTACCTTCCGAAATGCCCACCGCAAGCCCTGTTTCCAGTTGGGTTTTAAAGGGTTCCAATGCGTTCCATACCCTTTTGGATAAGTTTAACCCCTTTTCTTTACGGTTTAAAAACTCGTCCAAGGCGCTTTTATTAGGATCGTACAAGATCTGCCGTCCTTTACGGGTGGTTTTTTTACCCGCCAGCCGTCGGTCTACAAAGAGGTTGTTTTTTTCATTCGAAAGGTCCCAGCTTTCTTTTACGGAGTTGATAAGGGTGGCATAGATCGAGCCGTGTAGTTTTTTTAGCTCCCGCTCCACTACCTTTTGCAGCGTGGGGTATTTGGAAAGCTTAAACACCCCCTCTTTTAGACGGATGGTCGCGCCTACCAGGGAGATTTCAATGATAGCGCCCTGGTACAAGGCCCTAATTTTTTGTGCATTGCGGGCGATGATGCGAAGGTTACGGGCTTCAAAGTCTTTAAAGAGGTCTTCAGGCATGGGTAAGTCTATTCAACAATATTGTCTATGGATTAAGTTTTATGGTATGCCTTCGGTTTTTTCGTCTATGCCACTCCGAAGCGGGTTGCTCTCATCTTTTTGTTTTTGTAGTTCCTGCTGCCATAGCTTTAGGCTCTCATAGGATAGCTTTTTTAGCACTTCTTCGATCTGCTCCTGTGGGGTGGTATCGTGCGCTTCATTAGGCATTGCATAGCTTTAGTTGTTATCCCCGTTTTTGGCTCCCTGCTTACTTACAATGCGCTCGATCCACTGCCGCTCGCCTGTCCAGTCCCTTCCGTAGTAGCGGGTCTTAATCCTTTGCTTTCCCTCACTGTGGTAGAAGCGGTTGGCTAGGTACAGCCCCATTAAAAAGCCTACGATGACGCCTGCACAGAGTTTATCCATACACCCTCCTTTTTACAAAACCCACCACTATAAATAAGAGTATACAGGTGAACATTACTTTTTTGGTTTTAGTTTACCGCCCACCGAAAAATCAGGGTTCATCTTATACACATTATGGCACTTCTGTATAGACCTATTAATAGCCTCTCTCATGCCATATTTTCTTATCATGTACCTGCTGATAAAAACAGC